CTCCAGCTTTCGCAAAAGGCCTTAACGGCCTTGGTCAAATGTGTATATCGAAACCCTTCGATAACCATCTACACCAGGGAACGAAGGCAGTTTGTAGACTGCTCCGTCCACGGGCGATACCCTTTCAGGTATCGGATCTCCCAGGGTTTTAACCTGTGAGAGCCCCTCTGGAACCTTTGATACGAACGTCCTGTGGCGCCTCGCGGCGATGGCAAGTTGTTCGTTAGATAGTGCACTTACGTGCGCGTCGCTCATCAAAGGTACAACCTCTCCACTCTCACGAGTGTAGATGCTGTATGTAGGTAGGCACTCGTCACCTCTACGCTTAGGCCGGTAATCTTTCCGGTCCCCGAGCTTGAAAGTGTCGAAAAGTACTCCTCCATAGCCGTGGTCTCGCTGACGCTTCGTGCGCCGCGGGTTCCAATCACCGAGAAGGTGACCATCCCCATAACCATCCGGTCCAAAGATCCTTAGAGATGGATGTATGTGCGCGAGCACACGATCCGCCATTTCAGGATTATGATGCCTAACGTAAAAGTTGTGCATCTTAAAGAGCTCCATTCCCGTTATCACATGCTTGTGATAATAGGGCCGGATATCAATTCCACGAAGGAAATCTCCCCCACATGACTCCCTAAAGGAGCCTGTCCAGTAGCTCTTCTTTCGGTTTATCGAAAAACCGCACACTTCAAGAACACGCATCACGCGGTTGACAGAGTGTGTGCCTACGACGATGTCGTCCCCGTAAACGGAGGCGAAACCGTCTTCAGCAGCTGAAGATGCCAGAGCCCAAAAGATAAGGGTCTCCAAAGGAAACGTATAACCGTTTCCCATGCTAGAGAACTTTTCAAGGCGGACGGTCTGACCGTCCAAAAGAACCTTGTCTGTCCGACAGGAGTTGAGCATGAAAGCCCACTCCAAAGGCAGAAGTTCGTGTACGATCTCTTCCGAGATCGTATCAGAGGCAGATGACAGGTCCAGGGTGCTAAGTTCCCCAGTTAATGATCCTTCTTTCGCAAGAGACTTATTAATCTCTTGGTTCCGAATATCAATACCAAACACGTGCAGACGACTAGCCATAAAATCGCCGAGAGCCAACTGAATCATAGTGTTCAGACTAGGCTCCTTGACGATCGACCGGTCCGTCTTCGCATTCTTCGGGACGAATTCCACTACCCCCTCCATGACCTGGACGGGGCAACGCTCAACCACTTCAACCAACCCGCGCAATTCGATCTCTCGATCGAGCTCGCTTAGGTCCTCCTCCCAGGACTTCATTAGTTCAATCACCTCTGAGCGCCCTTGCTTAGAGCAACCCTCAAGTGACTGATGAAGCCCGTTAATATCCGACACGATCTCCTGTCTTTTCAGAAGCAGGTTTTCGTACGGATCGGGAGGCAGGATGTTGTGTAAACGTGAAAGTTGAGGCATCTCCTCCAACAGCTTTCCAGCGTATGGAAGGAGAGATTCGCTACAGGAAACACCAGCTTGTAGTTTTTCAACCACGCTAGCATTTTTCTTCTTAGTAAGGGTCGTTGCCCCGGGTCCAAAGCGTAGCTTTAGGTCTCGAACGTGCGGGAGTCTTCCAAGAATGCGTGCAATTTTATGTTGTGCTCGGCGAAATACCGAGTCAACCCAGGGCTCAAAATTAAAGAGCCCTGCGCGACGCAGACGGAAAATCTCATTCGTTGACTGGCATGCTAGCTCAGACTCTAAGAACTTGGATTTTGCCACCTCCCGGGGGTCCACCTCCGGTAGTACGATGTAATCGCATTTTTGAAAGAATGCGAGGGCCTG